AATCTGACGAACACGTTCAGGTGTAATCCCTGTTAGGGCAGCTAATTGCGGGAGTTTTTTAGGGTCACTTTTACGGTCACCTGTAACAGCATCAAAGTACCCGAGTACTATAAACTTGTCACGCTCGCCTAATCGCATCCGGTTAATAACACCGCGGATAATGTCACTCATCTCAGCAGTACAGCAATTGATTTCTACGTTATCTGCCGTTACACAAGTAGTGTCATCAAGTGACAGTGAGTCACTGAGAAGTAGTGTGTCTCTGTGTAAAGGTAATTCCATATCATGTCCGGAAGAGTGGGAGCACTTAGGTAGATGTCCTACATTGTAGTTACTGTCGGTGCGAACACCACAGTGTGTACATATGTACTTACCTTCCTTAGATGCTCGACGCAAAGTCTTTTGTTTGTGGGTGGGTACGTGAATCATCCCAGCACTATTTAACTCGTCCATAATCTCTTTACGTATCCACCATTCCGCGTACGTGAGGAACCTATGATTGGTGTTTATATCAAAGCGGTCTACCGCTTGGACGAGTCCAATATTCCCCGCGGAAATAAGAGTACTTAACATGTCAGGATTCTGAGCGAACTTCTTGGCACGCCGAATTACGAACCGTAAGTTGGCTTCTATTAACGCCTGCCGCGCAGCTATATCACGGCCTGAGCCACAATTCGGACAGACTTTTGTGTTAATAACTGCCGCATAATTTATAGTACACTCAGTACAAATATAGTCACGCCCATTCGATTTTTCAGGGGCAACTGCACCACACTTAGGACAATTAGACGCATCTATACGGGGAGGGATACGCCGGCTACAGTGAGGACAGCAGTGGTACCTTACGAGTAGTTTACGTTCCGCTTTCGGAGAGAGAATCGCGTGTCCCCCTACTTCGTTGTAGTACAAATCGTATATCTTATTGTCGTAATAATCACCCATTATGATGTGTCCCTTCGCCTTAAGGATATTCTCGTATAAAACCACTAGACAATGCAAGGGCTATAACGTAATATTCGGAGTCGCCCTCCAAAACATAGCTAAGGAGCTTTAAATGACAAAATCAAAACCCAAGAAAGACAAAACCCCAACCCCTGACGCATCCGCAAAGGAGAAACCCCCCGTGACCGAAGAGACAAAGACAGAAGAAACAAAGCCCAAAGAAACCGCAATAGAGAAACCCGCAGAAAATGCAATTGCTACACTGGGACAAGGTGACCCTCTGTATCTGGAACGTTACGGTGAAGCGGTCCAACGAGTTGCAGTAGAAGTTCCTACCCCTGTAGCTTTCCAACAAATTATTGATGCGCTCCCTGAAGAATACGTGGACAACCTGATGGGTATCATCCAAAAGACAATGGGTGCCCGTAAAGGTGTTTATGGGGACAGTGACCGTCCAGACTTCCCGGAACTGAGAGTGTACCACGGTACGGGCAATGACCCGAACCGTCCAGAAGAGCAGATTCCCGGACAGTATTACCTCACAACAAAAGAATCAGTTGGTAAAACCTTTGAAGGTACCGTGCTGGCTCTGTGGGGTGGACGTACAATGTGGGGCGATGCGGATGCAGGCGAGAGCACTAAAATGCCTATCTGCCAATCCATGGACCGTAAAATGGGTAGTACCTGTGGTGAGTGCGACAAGTGTCCCAACAAGCCGTGGAGAGACGGCCAGCAACAACGTTGTTCAGATGATGTAGTAGCTTTCATGTTGTCCAGAGACATGTCAGAAATCGTTCTCGTACGTTTCCAAAAGACTTCGGAACCTGCTGGAAAGCAGCTCAAGAAGTACACGAAACGTTCTATGCAGCTCTGGTCCAAGTGGTATAGGCTGGGATTGGAATCCCGTACGGCCAAGAACGACAGTTCTATCCGCTGGTTTGTAATGAACGTGGAACCATGTACCGGTGACGATGCGTTGGTTCCAGCGGAAATTTATAACTTCTGTGACGCAATGTGTGTGTCGTTGGAGGCGAGTTTTATCCTGCCCAACATGGCTGGAATTTATCGCAGTGGTCAAGCGGATGACATTGATGAAGAGGCAACCGAAGAAGAAGGCGGAGGCTCTACACCGATGATGGAAAAGGAAGACTACGGCGATATGGACGATGATAAACCGAATATGTAGCTTATAGAGTGACTAGGGAGTTGAGAGTGGCCTATAAGGGCTACTCTCTTCTCTCATTTTTTTTGGGAGAAGAAAAATGTCAGATATTAAACCCACAGAATTCGTAAAAGAATATGCTCCCTGGTCAGTCAGTAAGGCTGAAGTAGCAAAGCAGTGCCCTCATAGATTCCATCTACAGTATATCACTAAGAAACGTATGAACTTACCTCCTACCCGAGAGTCTCTAATAGGGACCGCAGTGCATTCTGCACTGGAATATGCTTTACGCGGTAAAGGTGAACTCACCATGGCTAAAGCTTTCAAAATTGCGATTGTTGAGCATAAACTCACTTCTAGTGAAATCGATGAAGCTCGTGCGCTCCAACCCGCTGTTGAAAATTTCATACATAAATTTAGAAAATACCGGAAGCGTCATGGCACAGGTCGTCCGGTCATTGAACAGAAACTCGCAGTAGATTTCAATGGAAATCCTACGAAGTTTTGGGATAATGACAACGGACTAATCCGTGGAGTTATTGACCTTTCCGTTCGTTTTACAGGACGTCCTCACGCATTAATCCTTGACCATAAAACGGGTAAGGACCACGACCTAAAATACTTTGAAAAACAATTTAATGCGTACGCCTTATTTCTGAGGGCGGCTATTCCCGAGCTGACACACATCAAACTTGGGATTAACTTTATCAGAGCTGACCGTGTAGAATTTCAAAAAGGAATGGTTGATGTTAGGGACATCCAACCTGTATTCGAGCAAGTGCTCACCTATTTGAATGAAGCAACACACGAAGCTCACAACCACAACTTGGTACGACCGGGTCCACTCTGTAATTGGTGTGATTACAAGAGTATATGCCCGGCACATGCGGATGGTGCCGATGGGAAACAAACAACGTAAGTTAATTACACGTGAACATCTTTGGAAGCTATGGGAATTTATCGGTGTCGACCGTTGGCGAGCCCTCTTAAAGGAGTACAAGCCAAATAACAATTTCTTACCTGCGGGACAAGGTACCCTTAAAGGGTTGTGTGTACATCCTGACCATCAGGATACGTCCCCCTCATTCTACATTTATGTGGGTAAAGGCTTTGCTAAATGTTACGGAGGGTCTTGTAATTACTACGACTCAAACCCGTTACGGCTTATCTCATACATACTAGGATTATCCTACGCAGAAGCTCTCGAATACGTTCAACAGAAATACAAACCACCCTTCTTACCTAAGAAGGCTCTCGAAGAGCTGGAAGCTCAACGGCTTAACCAAGAACTGAAGCACGAGATATTCGCTGCGGCACATCAGGCGATGTGTAACGCCATTGGCGACCCCTCCAATACTGAGTATGCCTACGCTAAGAAAAGTCTTCATTGGCTAATTAACACACGTAAAATTGAGAAGGCAAACCTCCACGCATTACCTGTTGCTGTGATGCCAGATATTGCAACATTGGGACGGGTAATACACGAACGCTACAACGTAGCGCATAAACAGTGGGAACGCGCAGGAAATCCTGCAGTCGCTGAACCCTCCAAGCATTACGAGGATGTTAACAACTACCTCGCTGACCATGTTAGAAGTCCCTTATTCGCAGGGGGTATCTTATTTCCCCTACACAGCACACCTCATGAAATAGGTAACTTCAAATTACGCTCCCCGGATTCCTCAAAGGATTTCCTTATCATGCGTGATGAATATGAAGAACACCTTGGAATGTATGGGCTGGGTTGGAATCGCTACCGTCCGTTTTGGAAGCAGGGAAAAACCCAAAGCTTTGTACATATCTTGGAAGGTGAGTTCGACGCACTCTCTTTAATGTCGCGGTACGTAAGTAGCGCCACAGTTGAATTCCCAGCTATCTCAGCTGGAGGACGGGGCGGGGCGCATTCTATCGAGAGATGTATGCGGATGTCCGGCATTAATAAAGTGTACCTTGTGGGTGACGCTCCGGACGCCACAGGCGACGACGTCGTTCAGCAATGGATGGAGCAACTGCGTGACACTGAAATCTCTATCTTCGCAGGGTGGGACAATCTCCCCGGAACCAAGGATATGGATGAGGTAGTCAACAAGCACGGGCTTGATAAGGTAGCTAAACACTTCTGGGAAGACCGGAATGATACATTCATTAAACCCTGGTCTTGGGCAGTACAGCGAGCATCTGTCGAAATAGATGGAATACCTGAGCAAGACTTCCGTAATCGAATGGAGGTCGCCGCCAATCACGGAAAATATCTGAACCATCGCTTGGAGTGTGCGAAGTTTATTGAGACCATGGAATCAGTTTACAACCTGAACCAGAGTCTCTTAAAGCGTGAAGTCACTGCACGGGAAGGCACAGAACTCGGGTTTATACAAAACATTATTGATGCTTTAAAAGAGTTTCTGTTTATTGTAGGGACCCGCGACATCAATGGAGCAAAACACTTGGTAACATACGATACCAAGAACAAACGGTTTGTCACACTACAACTTGCTAGTATAAAAGCAATCAATCAACAGCTCGCCCCTATTGTAGGTTCACTTATACGGTTTATCGAAGACTACGTTGGTCGTCCTCCCTTTCTTGAATTCCCAGACATGAATACTGAAGGCAGAGTCGTACCGAAGCTCATAAAACAATTAGGTGAATACATAACAACAGCAGTGCTGGATATGACGCAAGGAGCACCCGATTTCATGACAGCTACACGTTATAGACAAGGGTATCATTGTGTCAGAAATAGTGAAAGTAACATTGATGAATACATTGTATGTGGCTCTGACGTTTTTGAAATTCTCCGAGAGGGGGATACACAACAATACCGCCAACTGGAAGGGCCTGCGATACACTCAAAGAATACAATCTTTGACGTCGGGCTTGTAGACAGCGCAACAACTGACCCCTGGTATCCAGGAGGTCTTACTACGTCTTTCCTGGAGGAGGGAAAGAAAGTGAACCTGCGACAGCTTTACGATGACCTGGTTCTGGTCTTTGATAAAGGTTTCAGGTTTAAGAACCACACCATCACAACCGAGCTGCTCGCAGCGTTAATGTTAAGCTATCCCATCATGGATGCGCTTGACCGTCCGGTAATGGTATTCATCACAGGCGACACCAACTCCGGTAAGTCCAGTCTGTTATCTATCTTTACAGGTACAGGCTACAAAGGTGCCCAGTTACTCTACTGCTCACAAGGTCACGAGGACTACACTGCCGCAGGTATTGCGGGGTTTGCAGATAGTGATACAAAACTCTTAGCACTCGACGAATTTGAAAGTGGGGATGACGATAAAGGTACCCATGTTAATCGTATCTTTGAAATGTTCAGGGGTCTCGTATCTGGGCAAGCTAATCGTGTGAGGGGCCGTGCTGACGGCACAGCTTTTAGACAAACCTTTAGACTGCCTGTGATATTCTCAGCCATTAAAACAGCCGAACGTCCACAAGACTTGAATAGGATGCTGACAATTGAGATGCAGAAAATCCCTGACAAAACGAAACCCGTGGAAGTGCTATTAGAGACTATCGGGAAAGACCGTATAAAAGAGATGGGGGAAGAGATAACCGTTGGGATGTACCCTGAGGCATTGGAGTTAGCGCGTATTGAACGTGAAATCAGTACAGAGTACAGCGTACTAAAGAAACAGCGCCCAGAGATGGCGATGGAGTGGCGTTTAGCGTCCTCTTTATTTCCGGTACTTGCAGTACTTCATATGATTGGACGTGACTGGAAGGACTTCATGGTACGGTATGTTACCGAACATGAGTACGACCTTAAGCAAACCGCTGTAGCCTCTGAGACTCAGGGATTCCTAAAAGCTATAATGCGTAACCCCTGTATCCCACAAGCAGATGGTCCGAACGTTACAATCTCCCAGCTTCTAGTGTCTGCTGAACAGCGTGATGACATTAACGCATCTAACAAAGGTATCTACTTTGATGAAAAGACGAAGAGCCTACTCATACTTACTGACCAGGGAACTGGAATGATTCCGTTTCACTTGAGAGGTAAAATGACAGGGTCGCACTTGAAAAATCTCCTTGAGAGACATCCTGCAGCGTATGCGCCTGCCACAATTGAAGAATCTGGAATACTTCATAGAGTGGGTAAATACTTAGGGGCAGGCATTCAGTTAGAAGACGTGGTTGTCTTAGACGCAGAACCCTGGCTATCAGCGAATAGTGAGGAGTTTGATGCGGAAGCACAAGACGCCATCGAGGACAACCAAGAGGAGAAACCTGATGTCAACAAACCCGCCGAAAAAGCAGCCGAAGACTACGAAGACTGGGGCGACGAAATCGCCTAAAAAGATAGAATATTTACACTGTAACTTATGTACCACGAGTGGTGCATGGAAAGGCAAACTCTGTAAACAGTGTCCCGGACACCGCGCTAAGCATTACACCGAAGGTATGGGGGCAGAAGAGGCAGATTATTTCTGCGTCGCTGAGTCCCCGTACCTTGCAGGCCCCTCAGGGGATACTGAAAGCCACAAGTCCTGGAACATGGACATTGAAAGACTCATAAAAGAAGCGTTCGTTGCACAGCGAAACAGTCAAGGGAATACCAAGAAATTGCGGGGTCGATACACCTTCGCAGTACGTTGTGCAGAAGATAAACCTAATAAGAAAATGAAGGATTGCTGTTACCCTCTGTTCAGCCAGGACTTGCTAGACCACGCAACACCAGATAAGCCCGTCATGATATTCGCCCTTGGCCCTACTGTATTACAGTCCCTCGGGATAAAGATAGCTAAGTACCAGGATGCTCAGGGCAAATTTCACAGGGCAAAGATAGGTGAGGAAGGTAACGAGCGGGAGGTAGTCGTATTTGCGTCGATGTCTAAACGTCAGATTCCGACCAAGTCGGGGTATTTCGATATTCTGCGGCAGCATATGGACATCTTCCTACAAGCAGTAGCCCACGCGGAGAGTGAAGACCATGCTGACAAAGTTAATCCAGCACTCTCTATTGGGAAACTTGTAAAAAAATACATCTTCCCAAAAACCTTAGACGACGTACGGAAACTCGTGGAGGATATAATTCTCTACGCAACTCCGGGAAAGAATCCAGATAACCATTTACTGGGAGTTGACACAGAAACCAACACCTTATACCCCCACCGGAAGAAGCTAAAGCTCCTTAACCTCGTAGTATCCTGGGGTCCGGGACTTGCAGCAGCTATTCCTGTGGAGCACAAAGAGAGTCCCTGGACTCTCGAAGATGTGTTCCCTTATATACAACAACTTCTAATGTGCTCCAAGCCTAAGGTATTCCAAAACGGGAAGTACGACCTCAAGGTTCTCTGGGCCAAAGGTTTCACGGTCCATCGGTATGCCTGGGATACCATGATAGGGGAGCACCTACTCTCGGAAGATAAACGAGGTTTCTACGGACTGAAGTCACTAACTAAAACATTCCTCCCCACTTACTCAGGCTATGAAGATGAACTATCTACATTACATAGAGCCGCGGAGAAGGTGCAAGCTGAGAAAACTGCCAGTAAGAAGTCTGACCTGAAAGGAGCAGCGAGAAAACTGGCAGACGATGATGGATATGCAAGTATCCCACTCAAACAACTAAACGAATACGGCGCTGTAGATTCAGATGTCACACGCCAAATGTGCACAATTCAGCGTCAGCGCATATCTAAAGAGAATGTGCAAATAGCCAAGAAACGTAAGAAACTAAGTCGAAGTAAACACTACCGTAAAAGTGCTCAGGCGGGTTCGTCTGAACAGTGCCCTCTATCCCATATTATGTTTAGGAGGGCTATCCCTGCGACAAAAACTTTGGCCTCTATGGAAGCCTACGGATTCCCGGTAAACCTGGAGTACGTGGATGAATTGGCTGACAAGATGGACATCGCAATTCTGGAATCTTCGTCTAAACTACAACTGATGATTCCTCCTGGAGCTTTCAAAGACGGGTTTAATCCAAATAGTACCTCCCACCTCCGGAGCCTTTTCTTCAGAACCGGGTACTATCCGAATGTAGGCTCTGATAAATCTGTTTGCTACGCTGGAGTCATTCCAGATGAGCAGATACGTAGAACCGATACAGGGCTTGAATCCACTGACGCAGCATTTCTAAAGATGCTCAAGTCTCAGTACGATTGCAAGTTTGCTAAAGAGCTGCTTGCGTACCGTGCAGTACATAAAGGCCGTAATACCTTCGTAGAAAACATACGGGTGTTGAGTCGTGAAGATAGTCGGATGCATACTACTTTCCATATCACAGGTACTGCAACTGGTCGCTTGTCTTCCTCTGACGAGAATATGCAGAACGTCCCTCGCCGTATCGGTGAGCATAATATCAAAAAGATATTTATCCCCTCCTACCCAGACACCCAAGTCATTGTTAACGCTGACGCCAAAGCTGCAGAGGTTCGACTCTACGCTGCTTACAGTGGAGATAAAAACCTTATTAAGGCTTTACGTGACGGGATGGACCCCCACTCCTTCTTCTCCTCAATGGTGTTAAACCCTGCAGCAGTCCTTCAAGGAGTGCCCGCAAACCAACGTAAAGCTGTGTTGTCCACGATTGGTATCGACTCAGAACACGCTTGGAATTACGAGGATTTCCAAAACAGGGAGAATCTGGAATTATCAGACCCTTGGTATGGTAAACAACTAGACAAGCTGCGTAAAAATATTAAACGAGTTGTGTTCGGTATTCTTTATGGTGCCAGTAAAAACAAGATTGCTGCCATCGTAGGTATCCCTCACGAACAAGCACAGGCTATCATTGATGTACTGTTTCGTATGTTCCCGACTATTCCTAAATACATCCAACAGACTAAAGACCAGGTGCAACACTTGGGCATGGTGGAGACTTTCTTGGGACGTAGACGTCGGTTTGACTTAAAGGGTCTAACACCGTACCTCAGGGCTAAAGCCGAGAGGCAGGCAGTGAATTTTAAAATCCAAAGCACCTCTTCCGACATCGTGTTGGAAGTTCTCTGTGCAACAGATAATCCTCTGCGCGACTTGGGTGGACGTTTACTGATTACAGTACATGACTCCTTGGTCTTCGAACTCCCTAAAAAGTATATAAGTCAGATGCCTGACTTCATCCATGAGTACGGTGTTAAGCAAGTAGCTCAGAGTTACCCGTGGCTTCCCGTCCCATTCTCTTGGGATGTGGAGGTAGGCCCATCTTACGGAGAACTTCAGGGTGTAGACCGTTATCTATCAGCAAACCCCTACATCGACAGAGGAGACGATGATATTGATGAACATGAAATCCGAAATGACTTAGCCTCTGGTTAGTTAAAAAGAATCTCAAACCCTTGGTATAACAAATTGTACTGGACTCCTAGTTTTAAAAAGTCTAGGGATTGGAAAGTTACTTTCCAAAGGTTACCTTGTTCTTTTCAGAGCTCTCCAGGTGTTCTCAGGCGCGACAAAATTAAAACTCCTCCGTTAGTGAACTTGACGTTCCACATTCGGAGTTTGATTTCCCCGCTTATTCGAAAACCTGGAAGAGCTCACAAAAAGTCAGCAGTACAGATGTGTTGGATTATCGTTACTTCAATAGTGGCGAGGGGAGTTACTCCCCATTAAATGCTCTGAGCTTCTAGCCGCCCAGCACCTGGTGTCCCCCAGGCTACCCCGTACTCAGGTAGTACCTATGGTATCCTGTGCTGGACACCAGGACGGGCGGCCAAGAAAGCAAAGCAACACAAAGACTCTGGAGGACTACAGGACTCCCAGGAGATGTTACATCTCCATGTAGGGAAATAACTAACTCTACAACGATAGTCCGTCGCCTGTGGCTGAATCCGCTCACGTTAGCAATTGCATGCGGTCGCGCACTCAATTGCAGAATGTACCGCTAGGATTACAGCCCACAACCGCGACTCGATACGCAAGCAGAGTCACGTGTGTGACGACCGCTATCCCCAGACCACTTGTCATATCCCTCAACTTTGACGCTTGTACGAGTTTAGGAGCTACGACAAGAAGGTCCCGGATACCAGTCATCCACTCAGCAACACAGGATATTATTGTCGGACATCTCCGCATCTTCTGGTAGGGATGAAGGGAAGCAACTTCCCATTTACACTGTAACTACCGTGTGAATCCGAATCCCTTTGAAAAGGGCTACTCAAAGTGATTCAACTACAGCGACAATACAGGTTTTACCAGTGACAACTAGGCGTTCAACTCATGAGCGAAAGGGTGGTACACCCTCTGGTTAGGTTATATAAGCACAGAGACGACGCAGGGCATACCCCCGCGACGCCTCCGACTTTCCCACCATTTACAGTCAGTAGGTGTCACTGGTAAAACTTTATATCCCCTTGAGAAATCTTAAAGGCGAGCCACCCAAACAACCCGGCATGAAGACAGTCATCTGGTTTTTGTTGTGAGTGTTTCCACACTTTTTTGCCAGCAGTAGTAACTTCTTCATACTCATTTAAGATGTCCGCGATTGCCATTTGCATCTCCTGAAGAGGTCCAAATTCCACTCCGCGGTTTTTAAGGAGCATAAAATAATTATCTATTACTGTTGTGCGGTCAGCCATGTATCGGTCTTGGCCATTCCAGTTAAGCGCCTTCTTCTGTGAGCCGTACTGAACCTGGTGTACTCGGTGATAATCCAGCTTCTCTCGGAGCAGGTTATTAGCCATGTGCCCTTCGCCTGCGTCACCTACTACGAGTGCTACACGGTAGTTACCACAGATAACTGAAATCTCATCTACAATGTGCACAGGGTTCTGTCCTGGAAAGACTTTGTAGTATAAACACACAAGGCGCTGGTCTGCAGGTCTAAATCCCCATATCCAAAGCACAGTGCGTGAGATACCCGTTGTACCTCCACCTGACCAGTCTATCCCAGCAACACATTGTGTGATTCCCTCCAACGCTTTGCCTTGTGGGAACTTTTCGAACGGTCGATGATTATTACAGAGAGCTTCCAGTTCCTCTTTGGAAATCATCCGGGTACCTACAGCGTCGGAGATACCTAAAACTTCATTACGGAAAACAACGGGAGGAGCCTCTCGGTATTTAGTTAAGATACGCCTCCAACGCCTAAGCGCAGCAGCCTCGGCCTCTGCCCCTCTACCTTTCATAGCCAGTGGAACATTTTGAGGCATCATTAACTGGTTAAGGTGAAATCCTTTAAGTTTTGTGTACTCGTCTTCGTCGTCTTGAGGTCTTACGGGATTTAAGTCAATCCATTTACCTGTAAACGGGTTAATGTACGCTTTGCATTTGACACAAATCGGTCCTAATTTACCAATGGACCGCTCACTATCTATAAATTGGGAGGTACCACAGGCACCACATTTCATTACCCATTCAGTTTGTGTCGACAACCCCCAAAGATACTCGATGGTATTCTCCATTGTCTTGGGAGTACCCGCATACGTCTCGTACGCATACCGGGAGTTCGACATTGTCTCATTACCCACCGTAACTATAGGGTCGTAGAGTAAGTCCTGCACCTCATCGTACATATTGCGGTCAGTAGAAGGTCCACGCAACCTATCTGCATCATCAGTACCGTACGTAAACAACATCTCTGACCCATTAGTAAACTGCTTGTGGAATACACGGTCAGTAAGGTCCGTACTTAAGAAATGTTTGTTTATAATGGGAGAGTACCTCATCGTCTTGCCAACACGTGTGTTGGAGAAACGGGTGGTTTGCTCCTTCGAAGGACTTACAAACATCGTAGAAAAGTGCGGTATAAGACTACACTCTATGATGCTGAAGTTCGCCAGGGTCGTACTCTTCGCAACCTGACGGCTTGTTTTAAAAAGAGTACGCTGGTATCTGCCATCATAAAAAGCACGATGCATCGGCCAGTCATCCAGGAGAAATGATTGGCCGTCTAGCATAATCCATGCCTCGGTAATAACACTGAGGTATTCGCTTGAAACTGTTTCTATAAGATTCGA